GTAATCTTTGGATTGTTCTTGCAAAGCGAATATCTTTTTGTGCAAGAGTTGTCTTATCTTCTGTTGCACCTTCACCTCTAATAAGGTATGACATTGGTACTTTAAGAGCAGCAAATAACTTATCTCTTAAATATTTAACGTCTTCAATTGCTGAAGCGAATTGACCACCGGGAAGTGCTTCAATCTTGGTATTATTTACTCCACCACGAACAGGAATAAAGTAATCTTCATCAACAGAAGTTGGATTATAACGTAAATCAACACGACCAGTATTAGAGTCGAGAATTTGATTTCTCTTCATTTGAGTCATGACTTTTTGCATGTATTGTTCAATATCTTCTGGTGGTACATTACCAACATCAATATAGAATACTTTGCGTTCTGGGGAACGTGTGATTCTGTATGCCATCATTGCATCTTCAAGAAGAGTTAATTGTCTCCAAATTCTTCTTGCTGGGTCTAATACAGAAGTTCCGTATGGTGAATGTTTATCGTTTCCAAGAATTCTGAAGTGTGCAATTTGCCAATTTTCAAATGTTAAACCACCAGAGTTCCATTGGAATTGAACGTAGTTAGAATTTGTTTTATCTTTGCCTTCCATTCTTTCAATTTGATTTGCTGGAAGTCCTATACCGCTTGTAATACCAAGTTTGTCATCAATATCAAGATAAAGAAAGAAGTCTCCGTACTTACACATATTTCTTGACCAACTAAATAAATTGGATTCAAGATTTAAGGTTTTAAAATAAAGAGTTTCTAATATAGACTTAATTTCTTCGTTTGGACATTTAACTTTTAACATTGCTGTTAATTCGTTATTTGTTGTCATTTCATCGGCATAGATATCAAGAGCAGATGCAATTTCTGGCATGTACTCCATTTGGTCAAAGTCGATATATCTGTCTGCACGATTTTGTGCGTGCATTGTTTTTGTAGATATATTTTCATAAGCAAGATATTCTGCTTTTTTAAACTCTAAACCTTGTGCAGATTGAAATTTAAACTTATCAAGTTGTGTTCTTCTGTAACGGCTTTGAGTTTGTTGATTGTAGTTAGCCAATGGACCAGAAAATAGTTTTGTCAATTGCTTAAACAATTGAGAGTCTTGATTTCTGGTATTTTTAATTTTTCTGTTATCTGCCATATCTATCCTTTAAATATCCACAAAAAATCTTTTTGCAGTTCTCTTTGCTTTAATAAATCATCTTTTAGTTTATTATTTTGATGGTAACTTAACATACCGGGAATACTTGTATCTAATAATTTACCCGTTTTTGAGATACCTGTCAATAATGCTTTTTGATATTCAATATCTTTTGTTGCATTTTGAAATACTGTGTCTTTTACCCAACAACCAATTGCCAATGACATAACCAAATCATCGTTGTATCCTGTCATTGCTTGTGGTCTGCCGTGATGCCAAATAAATGTAGATAACTCGTTGTAAGTTCTAATAGAATTGATTCTAACTGCTTTTGAGCGAACAAACTCTTCAAGTTTGGCAATTATTAGTGGTCTAGACTTGTGTGAAGTTGTAAAGCCGGGAACAACATTTGTCATTGATTGTGCAGCATATTGCTCAATAAATTCTGTTGTTCCTTTTTGAGAATAATAAACATTCTTATAATTCATTGAAATTAGTTTTTCTAATACTGAGAAGCCAAGATTGTTATTTTCGACAACAATCATGCAGTTACCATATTGGGTTCCAGTATTGAACAAAAGTCTTGAAAATTCTTCTGTACTTAATTTTCCTTGGTATTCTGCAACTTGTTCCATTGTATCCATATTAACAAGATGAAATACTGAAAAGTCCTTACCATCACCACGGGCAACGTCTGCAATTAAAAGATATTTGCAACGTTCGTAATAATCTTTCCAAATCCACAAGTTTCTATCGATACCAAGTCTGTGTTTTGGCTCTTCGTGGCTTCTTGACAGATATTCTAAATCCTCTGCGTCAATGACGGTTTCACCAGATGCATTAAATGAGCATTCATATTCTTGTGCAATTTCTCTCTTACCCATATTCTTGGTTTCTTTTTCGAACCAAGATTGGTCGCGGTCTGGATGTACTGTCCAATGTAGTTTAATAGGATTAAATTCATTTATAGAAGACTCTGCATCAATATAAGTCTGATGGAACCAATTACCTACACCATTAGGAGTCGAAATAGCAATACAACGACCGCCAGTAGCCATTGTAGGATAAAGACCTGTCCAAAGTTCTTGCATACCTTCAATAAATGCTGCTTCGTCCAATACGAGCAAAGACAATGCTTCGGAACGACCAGCATCACCAGAAGTGGCAGAAGACTTGATTTGTGAGCCATTTGAAAGTTCAAATGAGTTTCTATTGTCAATTGTTACTGTGGCAATCATAAGCCACGATGGAACAGACTTAATAATATATTTAACTTTCTTAACTAAGTTTGATGCTGATAAAAGTTTGGTTGCTAATACCAAAACGTTCTTATCACGATGAAACAACATCAACCAAGCAATATAGCCCGCAACTACGGTTGATAAACCAAGTTGTCGGGCTTTGAGAATAACGCTAAATCTGTGGTCTTGAAAATCTTTTATAACATCCTCTTGAAATGGATACATTCTAAAAGGAATAGGACCACGTTGGGGGTGAGAAATTTTACAATATGTGTTTATGAAATATACTGGGTTCTTACCACACTTTAAAATTTCGTCTTGAACTTGTTGTTTGGTAAGTTTATACATTTCATATTAGTCGTTTTTAAACTTAACGTTTGTTGGTTTCTTTGCTTTTTCTCTTCCCATTTCCAAAAACTTTCTTGTGATATCTCTTGTAATATCGTTTGATGGAGGAGAAACTGGCTCAACGTCTTTAAGGCTTGTTATCGTGTAACTTTTCTTTGCTTCAACTGTTGTTCTTTGTCTGGAAATTGGTTGTACCAATACGCTTACTTCGCCAGCAGGAGAAAGGCTTATTGAACTTTTTGTAATATCTCTATATTCTTTTTTGAGATATGAAACAATCTTTTCAATTGTTTCTTCCATATCACCCTCAAAATCTTTTTTCATATATACATCACGTAATTTAATATCGGCTGTATAAACTACTGTTAAAAGATTTCCGCTTATCTTGATATGGAAACCATCGATTGCTCTTGAATCGAGAACAGCATCACCCTCTTCTCTTTTAAGGCCAATTGTACGTGCCTTTCCATCAGAAGAATGCTTTTCGTATTGAGAACCATCGTGAGCATTTGCTGCTGCTTGATGAAGTCCTTGAATTATTTCATAAGTTGATGCCATTTATTTTGTTTTCCTTTTAGTATTCATCCATTTGGACAGAATCATATACAACTTCGTCTTCGCCCATATCATCTTGCTGTTGGTCGAATTGTCCAGTTTGTAAATCATAATCTAATGCATGATAAACATCGCCAATCATTTGTGACATAATAGCAATTTTATATTGCATCCACTCTGGAAGGTCATCGTCGCCTTCAATCATATCGTGAAGTTTCATGGCATATTCGCCAACTTTAAAAAGTTGTGCTTTTGCCATATAGCCTTCTTGTTCATATTCTGGGTCACCAGAAAGTTCTTCTGGTTCTTCAATTGGACCTTCCATTTGGTACATATCCAATTCTTCTTGGATTATTTCTTTAAGTCTTGATTTAGAAATTTTCATTTTTTATTTGGCCTCCAACCTGTCTTCCATCTTTCTTCTCTTCCTTCGACCCATTGAACGTAGCATTTTTGGCAACATTCAAAACGATTCATATATAAATCATCTTTTAAATCAAAAGAATAGACAGAGCAAATTGGACAAGTCCTATTGGTGTCTTTAGTAAGTAGTTTTTTAGAAATAAAAATACCATCTACTTCAATTTTTTGGTCTTTATCATTTCTTTTTTCAATTTGAGAAAGTTCTTTTAGTTGTTCAATGTATGCTTTCTCTTTTTCTTCGTTCCAATAATGTTTTGGATTAGCAATTGCATCTTCACCATATTTCTGTGCGATTGCTTTTTCAACTTTTACTATTTGGTTCAAGTCTTTCATATTTTCTTCCAAATGTAATATTCTGTTCTACTATAATATCTTTATGCGTCCATTGCCACATTTCACCGCTATTTTGAATAACTGTATAAATAGTGTCTGTTTCGTGTCCATAATCGGTAACTAACCAGATTATGCCTTTACCTTTTGGTGTTTTAACTTCAACCCTGTTTGTTAATTCATAAATTGTTATAGACATAAATCGCTCCCAATGAAGTAGCGAAACCAGTAGCAAATCCTATGCCAAGCCAAAGTGGTGTTTGATTCTTAGATTGTTTTTTAATAATATCATATGCTTTATCAAGTTCTTTGTTTTTTTCTTGTATAAGAGCCTCAGAAGTCATTTTATATGATGAAAAATCATATTCTGCCTTTTGAACTTGAAGTTCGCATTTTATTTCTTGTTCTTGTAATTTATGGTCGGATTCCGCAAGACACATAGCAACGTCAGAATCGTGTTTTGAAATAATTACAGCAATCGATTCTGGCGTCAAAAGAGTGCCAGCAAATGGTGCTGGCTGTCCTTTTTGTACTTGTGCAAAATCCTGTGCATTTGCTAAAGTAACAAAAAGCAAAAAACTACTTATCATTTAAGTTATACCTTTTTTTTAATTCTTCGGAAATTGTTGATGGATTGTTTTTAAATCTTTTGGATAATTCTTTTTGCTGTTCTACTTGTACTTGTTTAATGTTTTTTATTTCTTCATTATACCTAACTTCTTCTGCGTCCATTCTATCTTGATATTCTTGTAAAAGTGTATCGTAATATTCAGCTTGTTCATCGAAAGAATTTTGTAAAATACTTATTTGTTTATCAGACGATTTTCTTGAACTATCTAAAGCATCTTGAATAGATTTGGCAGACCGATGAAAATATAATGGCACCAGTATAGCATATAAAAGTGCCAATAAAAGTTTCCAATACTGTTGGACAAAATTAGACATTACTTTTTAGTTTTGAAACTATATCAACAACAGTTTGCCCACCAATATAAATGGCGGAAATCAAAACCCAATCTGAAGATTGAAGGTCTGAAAATGCTAGCAAACCTGTTGCAGTAATCCAAACTAAAAGTTTTCTTGAAATAACTTTATCTAAAAATTTATCTAAACCATGCTTAAATACTGCCATCATTTGGTCCCTCTTTAATATAATTATGTATTGCTTGCAAAAGTACCTGCTGAAACTTCTTAGAACTCCATCTTTTCCAACCATAAAGGTTTTTTATAAAGTTTCTTGTTTGTTCATCAATATCAATCGTAACAACAGCAGTACCATCTTGCTTA